CAGGAAGACGTGGTTGTTGACAACGTATTGTCGCTTCTGATCCGCGCATACAGAGAAGGAGCGCAGACGGTAGCTATCATGCTCGGTGTGGATTATGAGGTCAACTCTGACAGGATGGGTGAAGTCATTTACCTGCTAATAGAGGATATGACCTTTGAAGACCGCATTAGGGCGCACATGGAAGCTGAGAACTACGGCTTACTGGAAAACCTCATAGTTAGCGAGTATCACAGGGTATTCAACAATGCCGGATATGACGTAGCAGGAAGCTATGTTGCAGACGGTGGGATAGCCTACAAGACTTGGGTCACCGCAGGTGATGAACGAGTCCGTGATACCCATGACTACCTTGAGGGAATGACAGTCGCGTATGACGAAGAATTCTTTACCTATGACGGAGACAGCGCACGTTTTCCGGGGGACTTCAGTGACGCGGCAAATAACGTAGGGTGCCGCTGCATCCTCAAATACGTTATCACACCGTAAGGTATTGATATAGCGGCAGGGAAGCCGCGTTATAAATCTCGCACACTCAAGACAAGAGGATAAAACAGAAAACAGAGTTAGGGAAAACTTAAATCGCAAAAGGAGGAAACGAAATGAGTATTGATTATCTTAAGGGACTTCTCGGTGATAGTTTCAAAGAGGACATGACCGCGGAGGAGATCGCAAGCGCACTGGAAGCTAAGAAGGTGAACACCGAAGAGGAGCATTCAAAGCACTACAAGGGACTTATCTCAAAGGCCAACAGTGAGGCGGCAGATTGGAAGAAGAAGTATCAGGGCAAACTGGACGAAGAGGAGAAGAAGGCACTTGACCTTGACGAAGCTCAGAGGGCTACAGATCAGAAGATCAGTGACCTTGAGGCTAAGAATAAGGAACTGGAGCGTTCTATCGCAATCTCCGACCAGACAGGGAAGCTGATAGCCATGGGTTACACTCAGGAGCTTGCTTCCGATACTGCCACAGCTATGGTTGACGGGGACATGGACAAGGTTCTGAAGAATCAGTCTACTTTCGTAGAATCCGTCAAGCAGGATGCTATAGCCGGAAAGATGCGCGAGACCCCTAAGCCGGGTGCAGGAGTAGGCGGAGGAGAAGGCGAAAAGCCTGACTACAAGAAGCTTGCTGCTGAAGCGCAACAGAATGGTGAACTGGCGACTGCTGCTTACTATACAAGACTTGCTGAGGAGGCAAGTAAAGAAGAATCAGAAATCCAGTAATTTTAAGGAGGTATCACTATGGCAACAAGTGGAGTAGCACAGAGTTTCGGAGTACTTAACTATTCCGGCATGCTCTTCAACAAGGGCAACACACGTACACCTCTGTCTTCGATCATCGGTTCAAGGGCAAAAGTCACTGATCACGTTGAGTTCGTAACAGGACAGGAGTACGCAACTGAAGGCGGATCGCAGCCGAACATCAGTGAGACTGCATCCCTCACAGCACCAGACCCGGATTACATCACCAGAGAGCAGAAGACCAACGTTACACAGATTTTCCAAGAGACAGTAGGTGTCTCCTATGGAAAGATGTCCAACATGGGTACACTCTCCGGCGTAAACATCGCAGGTCAGGAAGCTAACCCGATGCGTGAGCTTGATTTTCAGGTTGCGGCTAAGATCGCAAAGGTAAACGCTGACATCGAGTTCACATTCATGCAGGGTGCTTACAACAAGGCTGCTGCTGACAATCAGGTAAACAAGACCAGAGGTCTCAATGCAGCTATCACATCCAACGTCATGGACATGGGCGGAAAGGCTCTTGGTTTCTGGAAGATCGCAGAGCTTCAGAAGGCCATTTCTGACGGTCACGCACCAATAGACGATCTCACAGTATGGTGCGATGCAGTTACACTGTTCCAGATCAACGCTGACGCGGAGCAGAATGGAATGACTATCGTTCCGGCTGCAAGAGAGATCAACGGAATTCAGCTTGCACAGCTTATTACACCACTCGGAACAGTTAATCTGTATCGCGGTGAGTATCTTCCAACAGGTACAGCATTCCTGCTTAACCTTGGAGCCATCGCACCAGTATTTCAGCCTGTTCCGGGCAAGGGTAACTTCTTCCTTGAAGAGCTTGCTAAGGCAGGTGCAGGTGAGAAGTATCAGCTCTTCGGTCAGATCGGTCTTGATCACGGCATGGAGTGGTTCCATGGTAAGTTCACGAACCTGTCTACAGAGTTTGAGGCACCGAAGTGGAGCAAGAGCGTATACATCAGCGGTGGCGTAGTAGCCACAACTGAGACAGACGCTATCCTTGAGTCCGCGACACTGGACAAGTCTGAGGTAGACGCTTCCGATACAGCCAAGGTTGCTGTGGAATCGCTGACCTACAACGTAGTTCCGGCTACTGATCCATCCCTGACATATCTGTGGCAGGTAAGGGCTAAGACAGGAACATCGTGGACAGACCTGACCGATTCGTACACGGGCTACAACACATCTGAGCTGACTGTCAAGGCGGCTGACGCTGAGAAGCACTACAGATGCAAGATCGTAGCGTCCGGCTCAGCGAAGGGTACAGTCTACACACCTGAGTGTGACGTAAAGGCCGGAGCGTAATGAGAAAGGAGGGTGGTCACTATGACTGAAGCGCAGAAAACGAAGATGCTGAAAAGTATGACGGGTGAAGCTGACCAAGACGTACTGACCACCTATCTCAAACTTGCGGCGGAGATCGTAAAACGTAAACGCTATCCTTTCGGGTCAGAGTCCAAGACAATGCCTGAGGAGTATGGCGATGTACAGGTAGAGATCGCGGCTTTTCTTCTGAATAAGCGTGGTGCGGAAGGTGAGAGTTCTCACACTGAGAATGGTATCACCCGTAAGTATGACGATGGGGACATCCCACCGGGAATACTGCGCCGCATCACGCCTGTGGGGGAGGTGCTGTAAATGAGACTGCAAAAGCGGAATCTGAAATCTGTCTGGTATTGCCTGTACGCCGGAAAGAGCGCGGTCAAGGATGAAGACGACTTTGAGACGGGTGAATATGAGGTGACGTACCAAAACCCCGTTGAGATCAAGTGTAACGTATCTCCTGCTATGGGACAGTCTCAGCTCGGAATGTTCGGCAATCTTGAGTCTTATGACAAGGTGATTGTCACTGACGACATCAACTGTCCTATTGACGAGAGTACGGTACTGTTCATTGATCGGGTACCGACCAAGGAAAACGGCGAATACGTCTTTGACTATGACTATGTTGTCCGCAGGGTTGCAAAGTCGCTTAACTCTATTGCTATAGCCGTAAGCAAGGTGACGGTTGACTCTCTTCCTGACACGGTGGTTCCAGACGACCCGATTACCCCGGATGATCCTGTAGAGCCAGAGCCGGAAGGAGGAGACGACCCGAACGCGGAAGAGGATGATTCATGAAGAAGGTAGTACACGTTGAACTGAACGCAGACAGTATAGGGAATGCTATTCAGGAGCTTAGGAACTACAGGAAGTGGTTACTTGAGAAGACAGCGGAGTTTGTCAGGGTTCTCGGAGAAGAGGGGATGCAGATAGCGTCTCTGAAGTTCGCAGAGGCCACGTATGACGGAACAAACGATGTCTCCTGTTCCATAGAAGAGCGTGACAGCAATCACGTAGCGGTAGTCGCTATCGGGAGTGCAGTACTGTTTATCGAGTTCGGTACAGGTATCACCTATGCTGATGATCACCCTGAGGCCGCAGCAAACGGCATGATACGCGGTGAGTACGGTCATAAGCTTGGACGACTGGAAAAAGGTTGGAGATACAAAGGCGATCCCGGCAGCAACGGCGAGATCATTACTGAAGGTAAGCACGCAGGTGAAGTACACACTTACGGTAACCCGGCGAACATGAGCATGTATCAGACCGTCCGGGAACTGGAACAGAGATTTGAGGAGATAGCAAGGAGGGTATACGTATGATCGACTGTGAAAACGAAGTTTATACGCTGATAGCACAGGCGTTACGCGCAGAGTATTCAGCAATCGACATAGCAAGCGAGTACGTGAAATCCCTTCTGCTTTTCCCCACGTCTCGGTGGTCATGATGGATAACTCAGTCATGGAACAGACTATGGATAGCGGTGACCATGAAGTAGCCATTGTGATGTTTGAAATCAACGTCTTCTCAAATAAGACCAAAGGTAAGAAGGGTGAGTGTAAGAAGATCATGTCTATCATAGACGAGGTTTTGACACCAAGGAACTTCAAGAGACTTACCCTTACCCCGGTACCGAACATGGAAGACGCATCAATTTATAGGTTGGTAGCTCGGTATAGGGCTGCCACAGACGGAACATATTTTTACAGGAGGTAACACTATGGGAGCTACAAGTACATACAAGACCTACCTCATGCACGGAACGACATCGAATAATGCCACAACTTATGAAAAGCTGCTTGACATTACTGACTTCCCTGATCTTGGAGGTACGCCGGAAATGCTTGAGACCACTACCCTGTCTGACGCTATGAAGACCTTTGTTATGGGTATTCAGGAAGCAGAGGGTCTTGAGTTCAACACGAACTACACAAGGGCCGGATACGCTGCTCTGAAGGCTCTTGCAGGTAAGACGGAAAAGTACGCCGTATACTTCGGTACTGACAGCAGCGGTAACCCTGATGGAAGTGACGGAAAGTTCAGCTTTGAGGGACAGCTTTCAGTATTCGTAACAGGCGCAGGTGTCAATGAGGTACGTAAAATGACCATCACAATTGCACCTACAACAGAGATCGACTTTGCTTAAGACAACAGAGCAAACAATTTTAAGAATTGGAGGAAACAGCTATGGCTAAAACTATCACATTTGAATACAAGGATGTTGACTATACTCTTGAGTTCACACGCCGCACTATCAAGCAGATGGAGCAGGAAGGCTTTGTGGCAAGGAAGATGGAAGACATGCCTATGACATTACTTCCTGACCTGTTCGCAGGTGCGTTCAAAGCGCATCACAGGAAGGTAAAGAGGGAACTTATAGACGAGATATACGCCTCTCTGTCTAACAAAGAAGACCTGATAGGCGCACTCGCTGAAATGTATAACGAACCTCTTGAAAGCCTCATGGACGAGCCAGAAGAGGGAAACGTGAAGTGGACGCCAAGTTGGTAACGGAGTTGTCGTCCGATAATACGGGGGCGGCGGTAAATAAAGCCGCCAGTCCCCATTTTCGTTACAGCGATAAGTTCGATGAATTCTGTGGGTACTACCTGAGTGTGGGAATGTCCTATGAAGACTACTGGGACGGAGACTGCGAAATGGTGAAGTATTACCGCCGGAAGGACGAACTTGACATCAACCGCATGAACTTCAAATTGTGGCTACAGGGTGCGTATATCTATGAAGCTCTGCTGTATGTATGTCCGGCTTATGACTCGTTCAGTAAGCACAGGTCACCACAGCCGTACAGAGAACAGCCTATGCCTCTCACTGAGAAGGAAGCGAATAAGCAGCAGGAAGAGAAGGAAAGGAAAATCATGGAAGAGAACCGCGCCGCTATGGAACAGGCCATGATTAGAGTCAATAAGCGGATCAAATCTAAGAAGGAAGGAGGTCAGAAGAACGATGGCAATTGAACTTGAAGGTCTTGAATTTCAAATAGAATCCAAGTCTGATGGTGCGACTAAAGGCATTGACAAGCTGATAGATAGCCTTAACAAGCTTCAGTCTATTACCAAGGGCGGCGTAGGGCTTACATCCACTATCAATCAGATAGGCAAACTTGATAAGGCTCTGGAGTCGTTCAAGGGTGTGGATAAGCTTCAGAAGATCAGTGACGCTATGCAGAGCATGAGTGGAGCGAAAGTAAAGGTTCCTGACATGTCAGGTGTCACAGAGGCTATCAAGGAAGCGAAGGATTCCGCTGTCAAAGACGTGGAACCTGCCGCAAGGATTGATGAAGCTGTGAACACACCTACAGGTAACGGTGCAGCGGTGTCTGAGGTCAAGGAAATAGCACCTGCCCTGAACAATGCCAATACTGCGGCTCGGTCTTTTAGAGACACAATCTCAAGTATGGGCGGAGCGTTCAGTAG